CTGGCTACAGCGGTTTTTCTGGCTACAGTGGTATCTCTGGCTACAGTGGTATCTCTGGCTACAGCGGTATCTCTGGCTACAGCGGTATCTCTGGCTACAGCGGTATCTCTGGCTACAGTGGTTTTTCTGGCTACAGTGGTAGTGGTATCTCTGGCTACAGCGGTATCTCTGGCTACAGCGGTATCTCTGGCTACAGTGGTTTTTCTGGCTACAGTGGTAGTGGTATCTCTGGCTACAGTGGTTTTTCTGGCTACAGTGGTAGTGGTATCTCTGGCTACAGTGGTTTTTCTGGCTACAGCGGTATCTCTGGCTACAGCGGTATCTCTGGCTACAGTGGTAGTGGTATCTCTGGTTACAGTGGCAGTGGTATCTCTGGCTACTCTGGCATCTCTGGATACTCTGGTGGAACTTCTGCTGGTGGCTCAAACACACAGATTCAATATAACAATACTGGCTCATTTGCTGGCGCACCTTTACTCACCTATTCCCCACAAGGTAATACTTTAGTAAACCAATCCTACGACCAAGGCACAGGAGTCCTACAAGTAACAGGAGCATCTAGCTTTAATGGTGCTGTAATTGATAAGAGTCTGAACTTACAGGGTGGGAATAATTTACTTACTTATTCGCAAGGAGCTTTTACAACCTCTGCTTATTGGTTTCCATCTGGAAGCCCTACTATTGTTGACAATAATGCCACAGCACCAAACGGTACACTAACAGCAAGTCAATTTACATCAACATCTTCAAATAGCCAAATAACAGCAACTACAACTGTTATTGGCACAAACGCAACATACACACAGACGTTGTATGTAAAACAAGCCAATACTGGAACTGTATTTCGTATGGATTTGCGTGATAGTGTTAATAATTATGCTTACAATTTTAATTTAAGTACATTAGCAGTAACCCCTTTGTCTGTTGTTGCTACTAGCGCATCTATGACTGCTGTTGGGAATGGGTGGTATCGCATCCAAATTACTGCGCCAAATGCCACATCGGGCACTTTAATGTACTCGTATTTTTACGTTACAACTCCAACAAATGCTTTTTACATTTGGGGCGCACAACTAGAACTAGGCTCTGTAGCCTCTGCCTATACCCCTACCACTACAGTAGCAGTTACTACTACTAATAATATTAATGTGCCTAGTGGTCAGGTGTTGGTAAGCGATAAGATTGGTATTGGCACTACAAGCCCAAATAAATCATTAACTGTTATTGGTAGTGGTTATGCAAAAATAGCTTTATCTTCTGCGGATTCAGCTACTGCACCAACCACTTTAACTGCTGCCAATACTTATCTTGGTTTAGGTGGTGGAGAATATGGTGGAAATTCCTATAGAGCTATAGGATTTGGATATTTAGCTCTTTCTGGCGGAGTTAATTATCCAGCATATATAGCTTATAAAGAAACACTTTCTTCTGGCTTTAATGGCGGACAACTTTCATTTTTTACAAGAGGTGTAGTTACTGATACCGCACCTTTAGAACGCTTTACTATTGATAAAGATGGTAATTCAATATTTAACACTAATGCTTATCTTAACGGAGAAGCAGCCAACACTCTAGCGCAACGCAACTCTACTAATGCACAGACATTCCGTTTATACGGGACTTATACAGATTCGAGCAATTATGAGCGTTTACAACTTGATTATAATGCTATAAATACAGGGTTTTATACTATATCAAGTCAAAATGCAGGAACAGGTTCGGCAAAACCATTAGCAATCAATTCAGCAAATTCTACTTATGGTATTTATTTTCAAGTAGCAGGAACAGGCTATTGGAAAATTCTTCCATCAGGGTTTATTCCTGTTTCTGATGCATCCGTTGATTTAGGGGCAACTACTTCAAAAGTCCGTAACGCCTACTTTTCAGGAGTAGTAAACACAGGACAAATAAGCACCACAGGTTATACAGTAGCCACCCTTCCTACAGGAGTAGTAGGCATGAGAGCCTATGTTACAGATGCTTTAGCTCCCATTTATCTTGGCACTCTTACAGGTGGTGGCGCAATTAAATGTCCAGTTTTCTATAATGGCACAGCTTGGGTGAGCGCTTAATTTAAAGGAAAAACAATGACAATCGAATTCACAACAACAATCACAGGCATGGAAGCCTATCCGATTAAAGAAGGCGTACCCCTATATGTATTTAGGGTTTATTGGAACTATTTAGGCTCAGACGGCAAGTTTGAAACTGCTATGCAAGGCTCTACCGATGTACCGACTAGCGACCCACAATCAGCTACTCCTTATGTTGAGTTAACCCAAGAACAAGTAATGGGTTGGATTCAAGAATATACACCAGCATGGATGTGGGCAGAGTACACAGATAAGATTAGTGCGTGGATTACGGCTCAGTACACACCAGCAGTTGTTAATCCTCCATTGCCTTGGGCTGCTCCTCCAGTAGTTGAGCCCATTATTGAGCCTGTAGTTGAGCCAGTTATTGACCCGATTACACCCGCTTAATGTTTCAAACAACTTTCCAGCAAGTGACCCACAATCAGCCACTCCTTACGCTGACTTAACGCAAGAACAAGTCATGGGATGGATTCAAGAGTACACACCAGCATGGATGTTTGCTGAGTACACAGACAAGATTACTGCATGGATAGTGGCTCAATATACACCAGCAGTTGTTAATCCTCCATTACCTTGGACACCGCAACTTTAAGGCAGTTTTTTAGCTGTTTTTTGCATAAGTAGATATAGAATTGCTTAAGCCAAGTTCGTACGAACTTTATAGGAAAAAATGAAAAAATATAGCGTAGTAATACCCACGTACAATCACTGTGAGAAGTACTTAAAGCCCTGTGTAGACTCGGTAATCAAGCACAGTAACATGGACGACGTTGAGCTGATTATCAGCGCAAACGGCTGCACAGACAACACCAGGGTCTATTTAGACTACCTAGCAACCGCTGTGCCAGACTTAAAGGTTGTGTGGTCAGACAAAGCGCTGGGATACTCTGGAGCCAACAACGCAGCTATTAGGGTAGCCACAGCAGACAAGATTATCCTGCTAAACAACGACACAGTCTTATTAGAGCAGTACCAAAACCAGTGGCTAGACATTTTAAACGTGCCATTTAGTGATCCAGATTGCGGAATCTCTGGAATTATCAAGGGCAACTCTGAACCGGCCGGTAGACACTTTTTAGTATTTTTCTGTGTAATGATACACAAAAAAGTATTTGACAAAATCGGACTTTTAAACGAAGAGTACGGCGTGGGTGGGGGTGAGGACACCGAGTTCTGTATCGAGGCTGAGAAGGCTGGATTTAAGGTCCTAGAGGTATTTGAAAAGCTGTGGGACGGAAGCCAATACACTGGTGGCTTTCCAATCTACCACAAGGGCGAAGGCACCATGCACGACACCAACTTGGTGCAGGGTTGGGATAACATCTTTCTAACCAACTCATTAAAGTTGGCCAAGAAGTACAACATGGAATGGTACCGCTGGCGCCTATCAAACTTCTGGGAACGTGCAGTGTTCCTCAAGGGTGACATAGTGTACCCACGCGAGGTAACAAGATACGAGTGGGCAGCAAAGAATCTGCTTGGTAACAAGATATTTGAATTAGGCTGCACAAACGGATACGGTAGACAATTCTTTCCAGATGACATTGAGTACACTGGCGTAGACTATGACCCGATCATTGTTGAGGTGGCCAAGGAACAGGGTTGGAATGGTACAAATAATACTTTTATTAGCGCTGATATTAATCAGTTTGAAATGGGACAGTACGACACCATTGTCGCGTTTGAGGTTATTGAACACCTTGATACCGGCATGGAGATTGTTGAGAAGCTCAAGAAGCACTGCAAGCGCCTGTTAATTACCGTGCCAATGAATGAGCCACCAGGCTTCTGGGGCCCACATCACAAGATTCATGGTTTGAATGAGCGCCACTTCCCTGGCTTTGAGTTTAACTACATCAACGAGCAGGGTGAGATTTCAGATGTGCCGCAGGACATCACACCTGAGAATCCTTGCAACCTGATGATCTGTAGGTGGACAGCTAGTGAGTAAGGTGCTGTGCTCCGTGGCAACACGGGGGCGGTACTTCACAACACTGCCCCTAGTACTAAACGCCATTATCAATCAGACAAGGCCAGTGGATAAGCTGGTCATCTTTGATGATAATGACGAGCCGCAAGACATGCGCAGTCAGATGATTTACCAGTACTTTTTCCAGATGTTAGACATCAAGGGTATTGCGTGGGAGTGGTTGTATGCTGACAAAAAAGGTCAGCATCACATTCATCAACGTGCCAATACGATGGGCTATGAGTGGGTGTGGCGTTGTGATGACGACGCAATACCAGAGCCTAACGTATTAGAAATGCTTTACTATTACACCGAAGATGGTGTCGGTGCGGTGGGTGGTTCAGTATTAACCCCACCATACATGCCAGACACAGGCTCTGTAACAGGCCTAATTGATAGTATTGATAGTGAACCAAATATCCAGTGGGGTATTATTAAAGAGGAAAAACATGTCGATCATCTTCATTGCACTTTTTTGTATCGTGCTGGTGTATGCGAGTATAATCTGGGGCTTTCGCGGGTAGCGCACAGAGAAGAAACAATATTTACGTATGGCCTGCATCAAAAGGGCTACAAGATTTTAGCAGTACCGAACGCAGTAACGTGGCACATGAAGAACCCCGAAGGTGGGATTCGTAGCGAGACAAAGCAGGAACTATATGAACATGATGAACAGATTTTTAGAAATATTCTTAGATACCGTGATAAAACCATTGTGGTTCTCAATTGCGGTCTTGGTGACCATATTGTATTCAGCCATGTACTTCCTGCAATACCTAACGCTGAAGTTTTTAGCTGTTACCCTGAAGTGGTTCCCGGGAAGTCGATAGCCCAAGCAATCGAGCTGTTTGGTGACATTGATCCTTGGAATGTCTACAAAAAGATGGACCAGTGGAAGTGGAAGGGTAAGCTAGAAGACGCGTATAGGAAGCTGTACCTATGATCATTATAGCGCCGTACGCACAAAAGCTCAGGACAGACAAAGAGAACCCAAAAAACTATCCATACTGGAAAGAGCTTATTGAGCAAATAAAAGAGCCAATTATTCAAGTAGGTGTAGAAGGCGAAACACAGTTGGTACCAGATTTTAGAAAAAATCTACCAATACTAGAATTACGCACACTGCTAAAAGAGTGCCGGATTTGGATTAGCATTGACAGTTTCATCCAGCACCTAGGGTGGGACGAAGGCAAAAAAGGAATTGTGTTATGGGGCCCATCTGATCCGTTGATCTTTGGACATCCAGAAAATATTAACCTACTAAAAGACCGGTCTTGTTTAGTAGAAAACCCTTTCATTTGGTGGGAAGCCACCGAACATAAAAACGACCGGTTTGTAAAACCAAAAGAAGTTTTAAAATATTTAGAGGAATAAACCATGGCCCAATCCGGCTATACACCGCTTAGTCTTTACTACAGCTCAACGTCAGGAGTAGCCCCTACATCGGGTAACCTTGTCAGTGGCGAGTTGGCTATCAACATCACTGACGGCAAGTTGTATTTTAAAAACACCAGTGGTGCTGTGACTTTACTTGCCTCTGCAGCAGGTGCTGTGGCAGCAACCAATCTTTCTGGTGGAACATCAGGTCAAATTCCATACCAAAATGGTGTAAGTTCTACTACTTTTATGGCGGCGCCCGGAACCTCTGGCACGTACCTAGGATACAACGGCAGCGGCTTTTACTGGTCATCTAGTACCGGAGCGTCCGGCACAAGTGGCTTTAGTGGCTACAGCGGATACAGTGGCGGGACAGGAACTAACGGAACGTCTGGTTACAGCGGCCTTTCTGGCTACTCAGGCTATAGTGGCTCTGGCGTGTCTGGTTACAGCGGCTCTGGCATCTCAGGTTACAGCGGCTTTTCTGGATACAGCGGTATTAATGGTTCTAGTGGTTCTTTAGGCATCTCGGGATACAGCGGCTTTTCTGGCTACAGCGGATCTGGAGCTTCTGGTTACAGTGGTATTAGTGGCTACTCTGGTCAAAACGGATCAGCGGGTACGTCGGGTTTTAGTGGATACTCTGGTTCAACGTCTTACACCGCAACCAACTTATCCGGTGGTTATGTGAGTGCAACAAGCATTACATATTCCACTACTCTTACTGGCGGTACTGGTATTGTTAACTTGGGTTCTGGCCAGTTTTACAAAGATGCTAGTGGTAACGTATCTATTGGATCAACTGCTACACCAGCGACACTGTACGTCAAAGGCGGTAACTCAAATAACCTTTCCGTTGATAATGGTGGGCAGCAGTTTACTACACTATCATTATACAACAATGGCACTGAAAAAGCCCAGATGTACTGGGACCAAACAAATACGTTGCTTGTATTCGGCACTGACGCAGGTGCCCCAGTAGTATTTAAAGCTGCTACTGTTGAACGTATGCGAATCTCTACCGCCGGTGGTGTGTCTATAGGAACAAGTACAGACGCCGGCGTTGGCAATTTGCTGGTTAATGGAACAATTTCTGGGACTACTGGAACATTTAGTGGTAATGTTGCAACTCAAGGATTAGTTCAGGCTATATCTCCAAACTCAGGAGCAACAGGCGGAATCCAAATAAAAGATGCTGCAGGAAATCCAGATGCTGTGTACATACAAGGCGTAAATAATGCTGGAAATGTAGGCTATGCAACATTAAAGCTAAATGCTAATGGCACAGTTACTCCAAGTGGAAACATTATTGGAAATGTGACAGGTAATGCTACAACTGCTACAAATGCTAGCCAATTTCAAGGTAAAACTAAACTAGGACTTGGTATTACTGGGGAAGTTTGGAATGACGTAACAGGTAGCAGAGGGCTTGGTGGCACTTATACAAACTCAAACGCTTATCCTATTATGTTTGCTGTAAGCACTTCTTCTAGTGGTGCTAATGGCAACCACCAATTAAATATGTCTGTAAATGGAGCTGTAGTTCAGGCGCAAACAATTGCTGGTGCTGGTAATACTGGTAACGGTTTAGGAGGGATTATTGTTCCTCCAGGACAAACCTATTCTGCTGATGTTAATGGTAGTAATACGACTAATAATTTAAGTTATTGGTACGAACTTTACTAAGGAAAAATATGAAACTTTATAAAGACGCAGTAAAAGCACTTATAGGCTAATTATGGATCTCCAAACCCTTATCAACACAGTGCTACCATTAATTTGTGTAGCCATCGGCTGGTTCTGCAAGGAACTCTGGAACGCTGTTCAGGATCTGAAAGACGACCTAACTGACATCCGGACCCACCTAGCAGACAACTACGTCAAAAAAGAAGACTTTGCAAGCCGCTGGGATGAGGTGCTAAAAGCAGTTCACCGTATCGAGGATAAACTTGATGCGCTTCGCAAATGAAATTACTTATCAAGCAGCTACTAACTGGCAAGGATAATCAGACGTATGATATCTCTCGCTTTACTTGGCTACTTGGTACCTTCGCTGTTATTGCTCTGGCTGCTTTCGAGGTGTCCACATCGCAGGTCAGCCTTCGAGAACTTGCGGAGGCTCTGGGAATTGTTTCGGCAGCGGGTGGTGCGTCGACCATGATGAAAAAAGACACCGAGCCGCAATGATCTATCTGCTGCTTGTACCAATCAGCCTGCTCGTTACGCTACTAGCCATTCTGTTGTCCCCTATCCTGCCACTCTTTGCCACAAGCCAAGACGGCTGGCTTGACAACCATTCAAGCTGGGGCAAAGGCCCCCGCCTGCCAGTGTGGCTGAATTGGTTTATGACACCAGACAACTCACTGGATGGCGACGCTACGTTTGAGGCTTTAAATGGAATTGGATACTTTAGTAAAGTTAAGTGGCTCTGCCGTAATCCTGCTTATTCTTTTGCGCTTAGATACCTCTTTGCACCTTACCAGGTTGTTGTTAGGGGCGATATATCAATCAAGGACAACGATAACGCAAAAGCTGGCTGGTGTTATGTTACTGCTAACGGTTTATTTCAGTTTCGTTGGGTACAACCAATCGGATTTTCTCGGTGTCTGTATTGCAACTTTGGCCATAATATTTTTGTTCTAGCGGACCCTAACGTAAACCCTAAGCCAAATCTATGTCAGGCAACCTTTGTGTTTTCACCTCGTATTTCGGGGTTTAGATAATGTTTCCTTTAGGAATACTGACCTATGTCAAAATTGGACTTTTTGCTTTATCTTTATGCGTGGCTGGCTATCTTGGCTACGCTGTGGAAAGTAGTCGATTCAATTCGTACAAACAGGCACAACAAGCTGCCACCCAAGCGCTCCAAGAGCAGCACCAAGCAGCCGCCGACCAAATAAGAAAAGACAAAGATGCTCAGATTACTTCTATTAACGCTCAGCTTGTCGATGCTATTAGCGAGCTGCGTAAACGTCCCAGTCGCGCCCAAGGCGCCGCAAATGGACAAGGTGGAACTGGGCTGTCCCTTTCTGCCGAGGATGCACAGTTTCTTACAAGGGAAGCTGCCAGAGCAGACATCATCCGCACAGGGCTCGACGCCTGCTACCAACAATACGACTCGCTAAGTAAGTAACCCTCAATTGCGCTATAATAGCGTAAAAAAGGAGAATACATGAATACAAAGCTATTTATAGCAATATGGTTATGTACGCTAATTATAATTCTACAGAGTTTCAAATTTGTACAAACAATGGAAACAGATATTATGGCCATTACAGAATCAACATTTAACTTTATTACAAACTTTGAAGGTAAAAGAAACAAAGCCTACAAAGACTCAAAAGGACTTTGGACTATCGGGGTGGGTCATCTCATCAAACCGGATGAAGAATTCCTAAAGACCTTAACCCTAACAGACCACGATGTAGAAGAGCTATTTAAACGCGATTTAAAGTGGTGTGACGAGGCCGTAAGTAGTTCTGTAAGGGCACCCCTTAACCAGAACCAATACGACGCCCTATACAGCTTATGCTTCAATATAGGAGCAGACCATTTTAAACAGTCTGAAGTAGTTAAACACCTCAATCAAAATGACTATAACAATGCTGCAAACGCATTTATGAATTGGGTGACTCCAGTAGTGCTAAAACCGCGCCGTGAAAAAGAAAGAAAGCTGTTTTTAACCCCAATTTAGGGCGAAAACAGCTTGTTTTTTGCATTAGTAGATATAAGGGCTGATCACCTATTTAACCAATAACCTCGAGGAAATTATGGACGGATTCAAAAAGATTGTAAAGATGAAAACTGGTGGATTAGTTAAGACTCCAGTAACTGGCGATAAAAAAGCTGATGCCCCGTCTAAAGCTGCCGCAAAACCTGCGTTTGCTGGTAGTGATGTAGCTAAAGAAAAAAGCAAGCCATCCAGCCACAAAGATCCATATATTAAAAGCAAAGAATCTGGAAAAACTCCAGATGCGCCTAGCGCCGCTGTAAAAGGCCGTAAAGCTAAAGCTGAAGGCACTGTAGCAAAATTTAAATGCGGTGGTAATGTTAAAAAGATGCAAACTGGTGGTTCAAGCGGTGCATTAATTGGTGGTGCTTTAGGTGGTGGTTTGGCTGGTATGGCACAAGACCAAGAGCGCAAGAAGCGTATTGCTCAGTATTTAAGCCCAACACAACAAGCTCAATTGGCTCAACAACAAGCCACTGCAACAGCAGCACAACCACCAGCACCAAACCCAATGCCACAAGCTCCGGGTGGTGTAAGTCCAGCTGGCGCAATCCCAATGCAAAAGCGTGGCGGTAAAGTTAAAAAGATGAACACAGGTGGTACATGCCCATAAAGTCAAAAGCTCAACAAGGCGCTATGTACGCTGCAGCTGCTGGCAAATCAACCCTTGGCATCCCCAAAAAGGTTGCTAAGGAGTTTGTCAAGTCTGGCTTTGCATCAAATAAACTACCAAACAAAGTAACTAAAAGGGCCGCTGGCCGAGGGCGCTAAATGGCGTATTCAAACACCACTGGCAACACCACAATTAATGTTGACCAGCTAATTTCCTATGCGTACCGTGATGCAGGTAAAACTGCAGAAGAGGTCACGCCTGAATACGTAGAAGCAGCCAAACAGGCTCTTTTCTATAACTTACAAAACTTATCTAACCGCGGTGTCAACCTTTGGCTCTTAGAAAACCAACTATACGGGGCATTACAAGCCCAACAACAACTATACCTACCAAAAACAGTTATTGACGTTCGTGAAGCTAACTGGGTTTATATTATTAACTCCCAAGCCGCTGAGTACCTACCGCTTGATAATTCACTTTCTCCGGTAGCTTTTGAGCAAAACTTAAACCTTGTTGCAACTTCTACACTAGCTAAAAACTATTTGGGTTTACAATATGCGCAAGCGCAGCCAGTGTTTTATGTTGGTTGGAATGGATACGCTACTGGTAGTGGCACAACTACATATAATCTAATTTACGAAGTAAGTGATGATGGTATTGTTTGGACTGAAGTTCAACAGTTTCCGGAAACAACACTAAAAGACCGTGAATGGGTATATTTTAATATTGAAATCACTCCAAACCATCTTTATTATCGTTTGCGAAATGCAGACGCATTAAATACATTTTCAGTACGTCAAATTGTATTTTCAACCAGTCAACAAGTTATCCCCTTGGCCCGTTTAAACCGTGACGATTACTGGAATCTCCCCAACAAACAATTCCCATCTGTTCGTTCTTTGCAGTACTGGTTTGACAGAACCATAGAGCCGTCTATGTATTTGTGGCCTGTGCCCAATAATGATTTTCAAATGTTCCAACTAATTGTTGAAGTTCAAATGCAAGACGTTGGTACATTGACAAATCAAATCTATGTGCCCGACCGTTGGATAAACTCAATTCAGAAGAGTTTATCTCACGCCATGTCGTTACAACTTCCGGGTGTAGATATGCCACGTATTCAGTACTTAGAAGGTCAAGCTGACAAAGCATTCTTACAAGCTAGTGAAGAAGAGCGCGATAAGTCACCAATCTACTTCCAACCCGTGATAAGTTATTATACTAGGTAGTATGAACTATCAAAAAGTATACAACTCTCTTATTCAAAAAGCTCAATCTCGCACTAAGCCAGATTGCTATACTGAACGACATCACATTGTTCCTAAAGCATTAGGGGGTTCTAATAATATTGGTAATCTAATAGACTTAACAGCTCGAGAGCATTGTTTAGCGCATTTGCTATTAGCTAAAATTCACGGTGGTAAAATGTGGCATGCCGCAAACAGCATGACAAATTTTCATAAAATTACTTCAAAAGCATACGCTGTATCCAAGGTAAAAAGCGCTGAAAATATGCGAGGAATTAATAATCCAAGATATGGAAAACCCGTAACCGAAAAACAAATATTAGCTATTCGCGCAGCAAATAGTAAACCCCATAGCCAAGAAAGAATATTGGCTAAGATCGGGAATAAAAATCCTAACTTTAAAGGATTTACTATTGCAACAAACATGCTGACCAGTGAGAAAATAAAGTTTTGTGGTGATAAAGAATTAAAAGCTGCGGGATTTACACCATCTTGTGTTAATGCTTGTATAAATAAAAAACCAAAGTACCTTTCACACAAAGGTCATACTTTCCACAGGGAGAATTAAAATTTCGGTAATAATGTCATATGACAGCCTTGTGCTAAACATCCAGCAATATATGGAGCGTAATGATCCAGATTTCATTGCGCAAATTCCTAACTTAATTGCTTTGGCAGAATCTTCAATTGCCGCTGAGTTAAAG